GGAATATAGAGAAGTATCTATACACACACCGACAGACATGACAAATATTATATAATAACATACAGTAAGTTGCAGAGTTTATATAGTCAAAGCATGCTGTACTCAGCCATTACAGCCTTGTACCACCAGGTTGCAAAAAGCCAAAATCAATATAGTTTTGCATTGCACTTGATGTTGACGAGTTGCTGCGCACAGAACCGTTGACCGTGTAGCTGCGCACAGAGCCTGATGACACTGTAGAATTGCTTCCAGAATAGGCATAAGGGTACCCATAGCCACTACGCCCGAAGTTGTTGGTGATCTTTGAGATCGTTGTAGTCGGCATGCTAAAACTGCCAATACCAAAGTTCGGGCGCGTTTGGACATAGGATCGATTGCCGTAGGTGTTGTTGTATTGGATAGGCTGGTACCTTCCGTTCACATAGACGCCATTCTGACCAGCAGCAAGGGCGGCTAAAGTTGAACTGTTCGCACCTAGATTCTGAGCAATGGTCAACTTTGCATTCATCATTTGTTGGTAGCCATAAGCAGAAGCAGAAGCATCAATGAAGGGGCTTGCAGCCGCAAGCTTTAAGGCATTGTTGTTGAATTCTGTTTGTGCTGTGAGTGCATCTCTTGAAAGATTGAGTTCTTGACCTCTATAGACTGCATCAGAAATGGAGCCAATAAGGCCAGAAATGGCGCCCCCGGCTTGGGCACCAGCACCAACAGCAGCAATAGCGGTTGAAGCCATTTATCTATTTCTTGAGGAGGCAGACGCGACAACTGGTCCCATGAGTCGCGTGTCAATTGAGCTCATTCCAACATATGTAATATCATAATCAGTGTCAACCCCAATAGTAACTTGGTCTGCGCCCCCAGTCATAAGATACCCATCATAGCGCACACCCAATTCAAAGTAATTTGTCCCATTACTAAGCCTGTATACAGCCATAGAGTTGGAGTTCAAAGGGAAGCTGCGAGAGGCAAGAGTTTTACTAAGGCAAGTGGGTTGTGTGGCGTTGATGGTGGTGTGCCCAGTGGATGGGGAGGCAGTTGCACCAGTAATCTGCCCCTGCAGTAAGAGGATGGAGTTACCAGGGGATGCATAGCCGGTGCGTGCACCTGGAGACTGCAGCTGCCCAATTGGTTTGTTCACACAATAGGGGAAGGTGGGTACACAGTAGAATCTCGGGTTAGTTGGGTTGGATAAATTCGCGCTCATGGTGAGAATTATCGGCTGGCCAACACCCACAAGTGAGGATCCTGTCATCTTGAATGACGCGCCAGTCGCGTTGCCTGAAGTGATGATACCATAGGCCAAGAGCACATCATTTGCATTAGTAACAGAAACCCAGTAGGCACCATCAGTTATGGTGGAGATACTCCAGAATGGTGTGCATTGGTTGGTTATAGCACTAGCGTTCCCGCTAGTCAGATCCTTTGTAATGACCCAGTCGGGGAAGTTGGGGTGCATTGTCGGGTCAGGCCAGTATTCTTCATCATTTTCTTTGATGGGTTCCACTTCAATACCAAAACCAGAGTTGATAGTGCTGGAGGCATTCTGGTAACTGAAGAGAACTGGCTTCCAGACATCGCCTAGTCCCCAGCCATATGTTCCGCCATCAAGCTGATAGTGGTTCCAACTTTGTTTGGCTGAGGCAACCGTAACAAATGCCTGAACGCCAACAGGGGCACGGTTCAAGATCCAGTTTGCAGTTGTTGTCCCCAGCAAGCCAGCGAGAGTGGTGTCAGGTTGGGTTGGTTCCTTAAGTAAGCAGAAACAGAACTCTGGTGAAGGGGTTGTGTACACAGTAACCTCAGCAGCAGATGTAGTTGCAGCACCTGTAGAAGCAGCAAAAGGGTTAATGAGAGGAGCAGAGACAGTAAGCAGTAGGGCGCAAGTGTCATCTTCATCTTCCATACGATGGTAAGTTCCAGTGCGGATATCTGGGATGTAAATTTCCACTGGCTCAGGCACGCGCGCATCAATTATGACGTGCGGATAAGCTGTTGGATTACCAATATTGCCAGGCCGGATGCCAGGTGGTATCACTGTGGCAATAAGACGACCACCAAACATACCAGATCCAGAAATTTGTATACGAGCAAGCATCCCACCAGACCAGCCAGCATACATGCCTGAGAGGAGCTGAGTGAAGGGGTTAAGCTGGGGGGTAAGGGGAATGTAGCCTACTTGTTGTCTCACGGGTTGACTAGTGTTCCAAGAGAACCGTGCTGATGCCACAAAAAGGCCCTGGACTCCAATGGGCAAGTTAGATGGTAAACCCGCCCCTAGAGTTGAGAGAGCCATAGAGTCCGGAACGGGTCCTCCTGCAGCAGCGGCAACGGCTTGAGATGGTGTATAAGAGACTTGGACACCACCTCCTTCTGCACCAACGGGTGCAGCAGAAAAGCCCTCGCTCGAAGTGGTGGCAGGTGTTTGGCGGTTTTCATCACCATTTTGGAATTCAAAATCATTAGCAACTGCTTTAGTGTTGATCTCACCTTCACCTAACATAGCATTGGAGTAGACATCAGCAGTATAATAGCGGGTACTGTAGATGTTATGAAGGAAGTCCCAAGGCTCAATTTCAACATCCAAACCCTCACAATCAATTGTGTGCTTGAACAGGGGAAGCCACTTTTCATAGACAGTTTCACCATGCAAGGAAAGGGCAAGAAGTGCTTCTTTAATCTGTGTTTCCCTAGCAACAATATCTACAGGTAAGCGGGGGACAGTGTGGTCGGTATTGCTTCCACCTTTTACCCAAACAGCTTGACGCAAGATTGACTCCAGGTCCAACCGCCCGACAACAAGATTTCCCAGAGGGACAATGTCACGTTTCAAAAACGTGATATCACGGTCCAAGCTGTAGTTCTGAGTCTTGTCAGGGGCAGTTGGTTGAAGGCCAAGCGCCTTGAGTGATTCAGTGAAGTACAGGGCATTTGCAGCCGAGCGTGGACAAAGGGCATAGATGCAGTCATCACCATAGGTCCAAATGCGGTTCTTCACAAGCGGGTCGCGGGTGCGGGCAATACAAGCGCCATCCTCAGTTAACCAGAGTGCAGAGACAAAGTAGATACAGTGGCAAACTGAGTTCACCACAGAGGTCCCTGGCATTCCAGAGGGGAGGCCCCTGAGTGCAGTGACCTTTTTATCCATGAAGTAGCCAACAGGTGGTGAGCAGAGGGTTGCGCGTAAGGATTCAGTGAAAGGGGTGTCAGGAACCATGTCACAGAGGATGTTGATTGCAAGCCTAATCACCTCTGGATGCATAGTGGAATCCCACTTCTTGTAATCAAGGCAGAGGGTATGTTTATCCGTGACTTGGGAAATGATTGTGGCGGTGAAAGTGGAGTCCATTTGGCACCCGACTGAAATGGGGGATGCCACGACAACTGATTTGAGGTTGTCTAGAAGTTGGCCCCAGACCATGGCAGCAAGTGTAGTTAAGCCAACATCAGTGCCCCAAAGGAGCCGTTTGCGTGACTCCTTAATCTTCCGTTCAGGCAGAAGCTCGTCCTTTAGGGCGAGTTGATAGGCATGGCAGATTGGCCTACCAGTTGAGGCAATGGCTACAGTGCAATCCAAATGTCTTGTCATTTCAGTGCCAGGTTTTAACATTGGGCCAGAAGCAGTTGAGATGAAGTAGTCAGACTTGGTGCCAGGGACAAAGGGACCGCAGGAGGTAGATAGGTCCAAGCGTTTGATAGCAATGGGGAGGCTTTCAACAGCAGGAGCTGGACAAAAGCTTAGGAGATTGCTGAGATGTCGCTGGACATAGGAAGCAGCCTCTACAACTATAGGGTGCAGTGGGGGCGGTTGCTGCAGGTATGGATCAAGCTGAGCAGCTAGGATTTTCTCTTGAGTGAGGAGCTGTGGACGTGGATCAGCAGAACCATAGGGTGCGGGTTCATAGGATTCCCAAGCATACTTTTCAGGATGCGCAACTGATCTGCAGTAGGCAGTGCCTTTGCGTAAGGGCCCCAGCTGTAACCCAGAGTTTTCAACAGGCAATCCACGCCAAGTCATGGGAGTGGGTTGTTTAGTATCAAATTTTGATATCATTGCCTGTTTAGATCCCACATACATACCAGAGTGCATGCCGCAAACCTGCCCTGCAGAATTGAAGTAGGGCAACCCACAGTCCCCTTTCATAGTACCCCCTTGCACATGTGTAAGCCAACCTGTAGCTGATATCTGTTGACCGCGCAAGTTGTGTTCAATCACATTGTGACAGACTCTGGAGTCCCAGGTTCGCACAGGTGGACCAGCACCAAGCTTTGCAACAGCACTCGCCGGTTCAGAGGTGACCACACTAATATCATCAGTGGAGAAGCGCAAGATGTCAAATTTTTGTCCATCAATGGTGTCCGCTTGTTCCAAGAGATGCGTGTTCATCGCCCACCTCCCATTCCCGATGTGTATCGCCCAGCCAAGAAAGGAACCGTCGGCACGCAGTACACGCTTACAGAAGTCAATGTAGTCAGCGTTCTGCAATTGGAACTCCGGCGCTGCACGTGCCCTCATCCAGGTAGCTAAGGCCGCAACACGTTCTTGGGCAATTGCCTGATTGTTTGCAAGCGCATCGCGCGCAGCGATGAAGTCAGAGATGGTAGCGGAGCGATCAACGCGAGATTGATACTCACGCCAAGTGTTGTACTCTTCATCACTAAGCGCAACTCCAGCTTGATAGTTTCGCACCATCCCTCTGCCAGCTGCCTGTGGTTGCGCTTGGGCCAATCTAGAATAGTAAGCAATAGCAGTGGCGGTCGCTGCAGAATTTAGGTGGGAGACAAAGATCTTGCAGAGCGAGGAGCAAATAGATTTGAAAAGCTGCCAGACAGTCAAGCTTGAAACATGCGGTTTCTCGCAGGTAATGGTTGAGAGGTCAGCATTGGAGTACACAGCCATGTAGTTGTGTGTGTAAACACTTAAGATGCCAGTTGGCGTCTTCAATGTGTAACTATGTGGCTTAGTACCCCAGGTGACATCAGAGAGCGAGACAAAGAGTGAGGTCCATGATTTCACAGTAATTTTTCCAGCAATCTGCACGAGTACAGGGAGGATGGAAGTACCATAGACCTTCCTGAGTGCTCCTAGGAAATCAGCAACAGAGTTGACGGTGAAGCTCATCTCTGTTGGAAGCGCACTCGGAGGTAACGCACCGGCGTGTATAATGGAGCGAAAAAGCCGTGTGCGGAATCCAATGTTGATGTCTGAGCTCAGACGTGGGCAGAGGCCTAACATAGAGTTTAAGTCATTTGCTTCCACACAGTGGGTCACAACATGCCAATCAGTGACCGCAGGATCCTCGTGGTCAGAGGTGACAATAACATGTCCACCACGGGGGTTATGCAGCTCATTGGGGTTGAGTGCAGTGGAGCCAGCTTCAACAAGCTTAACAAATGAGTTGGTTGTGGTGAACTTTTGGAGGAGCATGGTCCGAACACTGGCAGCTAAATCCTGAGGCACAACAAGCCCAATCACCGGGTTTATCCCTGACTGCACCTCAAAGGCTGGCATCCGTGCTTTGATTTCTTTCACGATAGCAGCAGGTGAACATGAGATTGGCCGGGCGCGATTCCCATCAAGTGTGTCCCCTCTTGCCGTATAGGCGAGATAGGGTCGGCGGGTAATTCTCAGGTGGGAAAAGTCATCCTTAAAAAGCGCAGGTGGAGGGTCACAGCCAGGGTTTTCAGCCATAAAGCGATCGATCGCAGGTGAAGTGATGTCATAGAAAATCAAGCGGCGATAGAAAGCATGTGCGCGGGGGTTGTCAGGTTGCACAGGGGTTTCTGTGTTCGTGGTCATTGCAACAACTTTACTGGTGAAGATTCTCCCTTTGTTCTCAGCTAGGTCACAGTTAAGAGGGTAGGCAGTTTTGTTGAAAATACCAATCACACCCTCCACAAAGGAGTAATTTTGGTCAGTGTCAAATTCGTCCCAAAGACAGGTGTCCTCACCAGAGTAGGCGTCAGCGTGGTCCACTTGCATAGAGAATGTGGAATGGATGGTGTCTGGTGCAATCTGAGAAAGCACCCAGGTGGCAAGTGTAGTCTTCCCAATTCCAGGTGGTCCACAGAAGACAGCCCCCACTGGCGGGTCCCTTGTCATTGCTTGTCCCTCAATCTGGTTAAGCCTAATTATCAGTGCCACGCAGGAGGCAGAGAGGGCCTTCAGGGTACTAAGGTGCACTGCATAGTCAACCTTAATCATGCAGGCCTGAATTTCATCCTGCAGGGCTTTTAGCTTTTGGAGTGATGCGCGCCTAGAGGAGGCAGCTGAATTGTCCTTTGGCCTGACAACTTCAACAGAGAGCTGGATTGCCTTTGATGTGAGTTGGTTGACATGAGTCGAGGTGACATGTCGCCGTGCCAAATCAAAGGCCAGTTTGCCAATTTTCACAATTGCCAAGATTGAGGTAGCAGTTGTGGCAGCCCTGCGAAGTTCTGTTGCAATGTAGGATGGCATATGTCCAATAATCCAGACAATGATCATAGCACCGAAGGCAATGGCGAAGCTTGTTGTTGATTGGGGTTCAACGCTTGGGCCAAATGGTGAGAGTTGGTTCATTACACGGGTCATGAAGCAGGAAAGCACATCAATGACTGCAGAGGCACAGTCAGAGATCAGCCCAGCATCAAGGAGGCCATAGAGTTGTAGTATGCCGAGTAGCAGGGTAGTCATACCCAGAGGTGTACCATCATAAGTGGTGATGAGTGCCATGAGTGGAATGGGTTTGAGAGCTTGCAAGAGGGCATCAATAGTTGCGTGGCCGTCAGCAAAGATTGCCAGGAGTTCTGAAATCAACTCAAGAATTCTACGCATATGTGTGCCGAACCCGTGCTGCACAAACCAGTTTTCAAGCCTCTCAACTGCCCCTTTCAGAGTTGCATACCATGAATTACTCACTTCACCACGCATTGCTTGAACTGACGCCAAATGCGCCGGATCCAAGGCATCCTTGTCTGCGTACCAGAGAGTGACGGCAGTGAGTAATGCTGCAGCGCGATCGGAGCAGTTGTCACAGTGTAGTTGTCGCCAGACCTCACTGAGAGTCGCTCTAGGTGAGAGCGTTGTCTTCTGCTTAAGGGCGGCGTCAACAGCGGTGATAATGTTGGTTGCATCACCTCCTCCATCAACGATGGAGAGTATCGTCCGCGTGAGGTCAGTGTCGGGACGCAACTGTGGTCCACCGAGCTGTTCTGCAAGGAATCCTGGTCTTGGCACTCGAGTTCGAGGTGGGGTTCTAGCCATCGTAGAGTTTCCGGCGCCCTGTAGCTCAAATCCACCCTTGGTATTAAAGAGGCAGGTGGGTGAGTGTTTTCTGAGCGCGAAACACTTCGGCGACTTGTCAACCCATTCCTCCCAGGAGATGCCAGTCCTGAAGTATGCACCTGTGTAGATGACGGAGCAGAGGTGGCAATGTGTGATATCCTCCTCAAATGCTGTGACGGCTTGCCAGAACTTTGCAGTTGGGATGTTGTCGAGGGGGTCAGGTCCTTCTTTCGTGTGGGTCTTACAGATTGCACTATGGGTGCATTCTGCAAGACGGTAGGGGACGGTGTAGAGGCACCTCCCCTTTCTGTGCCTAACACATCTCTTGTGGTGCTTGACATAGGCCAGGGCGCAGTCTGGACAGTTAAAGGCGACGATGGTCATTAACACGC